GATGGGACGGATATAAAAAAGGAGGTAAATAATGGAAGTACCAATACTTGATAAAGGTATAGATGATTGGGGCAGTGATGAGCAAGAAGAGGCTTATGATAAACTTCAGCAACTAAAGAAAGATTTTGAAGGAAGCCCTACTAAACTCTATATAAACAACAATGAAGAACTACAGAGTTATATGCTGTGGTTCGCTCGTATGGAGGAGTTGCCCTGTGAGTTAACTGATGGGAAGACTAGGATATGTTAGAGCATATTATTGGGACAATATTACAATTTGGAATTATATTATTTTTTTTATTTATGATTCTTTCTGTATTATTTACTTGACAAATCCCCTAAAGTATGATATAAGTATAATTAACAATAAGGAGGCTATTATGGAAAAAAATGAAATAGCAAATATAAGCAAGATGTCTGATGAGCAAATTATGTTAGCCATTGGACAGGACGATGGATCTCGTAGTGGTACAAATGTACCACGACTAGGCATCAATCGTTCACCTGAAGATGATGATGGTAATCAATTACCTGTTGGACATTTCTTTATCTACGATTCAAGTGTAGGTCAAAATGTTTTTGGTAAACCTGTTACCTTCAGACCTTTTATCAGTGCGATGCAATACATGCATTATGATCCTGAGAAAAGTGAGTATGTAAATCGTTCTATTATTTTCAAGAACTGGAAAGAAGAAGCGATAGATATATTGGGTGGTACAAAATGTGGTAAAATTCCTTTCAAGGAAAGACCATCACTAACACCCGAGCAGTTATCTGAACAAAGAACAATAAGATGCTATAGATTACTCTATGGTTTGTTATCGTTCAAAGGTAAAAAAGCAAATGGTGAAGACCATGAAGTTGCTAACTTACCTGTGTTGTGGAGAGTAACAGGAACAGCGTTTGCTCCTGTAGGATCTGCAATCGATCAAGTGAAGAAACGTAAGAAACTTATGTTTACAACTACGTTTTCACTTGATTCTAAAAGACAGAAGAAAGGTGGCAATGTATATTATACACCTGAAATATCTGTTAATGCTGATGCCAACTTAACAATGTCTAAAGAGGAAATGGAAACATTAAGTACATTCCAAGAAGTTATTACTACGGAAAATACTGAAGTTGTTGCTCTTTATAATGATGCTAAGAAAAATAAATATACAAAAAAGGATGCTGAATCAGCTACTATAGTTTCTGATGTAGAAGATCCAGCAGAGGTACTGTCTAAATAATGACGGATATCCTTTCTAAAGTACAGTTATATTTAGATAAGGTCTCAAAAGATCCTGGCGATATCTCTGAGAAACTGGTTGAAGAATTTGGTGAAGCTTGTAAGGTATCACTAAGAAGACAGTTTTCAGAGAAACGCAGGGATAAATTCCAGGCGAGAATGTCTAATATAGGGAGACCTCTATGCCAATTGCAAATGGAAGCGAAGAATATAAAAGGTGAAGGTCAACCTTACAACGTAAAGATGCGGAATACTTTTGGAGATTTAATTGAGGCATTAGCTGTGTTTGTTTTAAAATCAGCAGGGGTAGATATAGAAGATGAACAAAAAAATGTTAAGTATAAGTTCGGTGAGTCCACAATTGAAGGTAGGTTTGATGTTAAAATTGATAAAAAGGTTTGGGATATTAAGAGTGCGTCACCTTATTCCTTTGAAAAGAAATTTGGAGCATCAGGTGGCTTTGAGGAGGTAGTTAAGGACGATGCTTTTGGGTATGTATCACAGGGTTATTTATATTCAGAGGGTGAGAAGGTACCTTTTGGTGGGTGGATTGTAATTAATAAATCTACAGGTGAGTGGACTGTTTGTGAGACTCCACTTGTTGATGAACATTACAAAGTTGAAGCATTATCTAATGCACAAAATAATTTTAAAGCCTTAAAAAATAATATCCCCTTTAAGCGATGCTTTAGTGATATCGAAGAAACTTATAGAACTAAAAAAACTGGTAACAGAACTTTGGGTATGATATGTGGATTCTGCCCATACAAACTTCCTTGTTGGGGAAGTAAATTGCAGTTGTTACAACAGCAGCAATCACAAGGTAAAAACCCGAGATGGGTTTGGTATACTGAAGTAAACAACCCGAGGAAAGATGACAACTATAAGAAGTCGAAAAGCTAAAGGTCGTAGACTACAGAACTGGGTGAGGGATAGTTTGAGGGGTCTATTTCTTGCCCTTACCGATGATGATATTAAGGTAGCTATCATGGGTGAACGAGGTGCTGATGTTAAGTTATCAAAGAGAGCACGAGATGTATTCCCTTATGATATTGAATGTAAGAATACTGAAGGGTGGAAAAAAATATATGATGCTTATGATCAAGCTACCTCCCATGGAAGTAATGAACCTTTGGTATTTGTTAAAATGAATAATAGGAATCCTTTAGTTATTGTAGATGCAAAACATTTTATGAGATTAAATAATGTGGGATTTTTAACAGAACCTGTAATGATAAAATATGAAAAAAATAAACCAAAGTGATGTTGATAAAGTTTATAATGAAGTCTTTCGTTTGATGACAAGACTTTGCAGAGACTATGAACCTTTAGCTGTGTCAGGGGTGATGTTGGCTCAAGCTTTAAGACTTTATAAAACAACTTTACCAATGGGAGATTTTGATTTATTAATTGAGGAAGTTATGGCAACTGTTAAGGATGATGTGAAACCTTTTGATATACCAACATTGAATTAATATGGATGATAAAAAAGATAAATTTAATTTATTAACTTCAATTAAAGTCTTAGTTACTCCCTGGGATAAAGGCTTTAGTTGTGGAATTATACTGGACAGTCGTAATAAAATGTCAGATGAAGAGTTTGAACTTGTATCTACAATTGCCAGAGGTATGATAAAACAGGCAACTACAGATCCTCATAGTACCTTTTTAGCAGGTATAAGAGGATTTGCAGATGATCGTAAATATCAAAAAACAAATGGAGGTATAGATGCTGTAGCACGTTTTAGTGATGACGATAAGATTATTGATTTTTTAAAATATTTACAACGTAAACGCAACAAGGACTTAAATTAATGGCAACACATTTAGTAATAGGGGATCCTCATTGCAACCCCAAAGCAAGCAATGATCGATTTCTGTGGGCAGGCAAGCTTGCAAGAGATCTAAAACCAGATACCATAATTTGTATGGGTGATTTTGCAAGTATGGATTCTTTATCAAGTTATGATAAAGGAAAGAAATCCTTTGAGGGCAGGAGATATAAAAAGGATATTGACCATGCACATGACGCATTAGAAAAGTTTAACAAAGGTCTCAATGGGAGACGATCAAGAAAGGTTATGCTTCTTGGTAATCATGAAGATAGGATAGATAGGATAATAGATGAAACACCAGAACTTGATGGGACAATTAGCACGAAAGACCTTAAATTTAAAGAGTTTGGTTGGGAAGTTATTGATTATCAAGAACCCTTGGCTATTGATGGCATACATTATTGCCACAATTATCCTACTGGTATCATGGGTAAGCCTATTAGTGGTGACAATATCGCTCGTTCTCTCCTATTAAAAAATAAAGTATCATCTACTGTAGGTCATTGCCACCTGTTTGATTATTCTATATGTACAACTCCATTAGGTAGAAAAGTTATGGGATTATCTGCTGGATGTTATTTGCATCATAAGGAAGAGTATGCTAAGAATACCCAAAGGTTATGGTGGAGTGGTTTAATTGTTAAGAGGAATGTCTATAAAGGTGAATATGATATTGAAACTCTAGAATACAATACTGTGAAGAGGCGTTATGGCAAATAGTATAACTAAAAAGTATTTAGAGACAGCAATAGAATTAATAACAGGACCTAGGGCACATGATTATGGTGATAAAATTATTAACCATAATAATATAGCTAAGTTATGGTCTGCTTATTTAGATATTAATATTAGTGCACATGATGTAGCAATTTGTATGACATTGTTAAAAATTGCAAGAACTAAACTTGGTAGCCGTGCATCAGATACTTATGTAGATGCTGCTGCTTACA